GACAAGCGGAGTCTGATCGTTCTGGTAAACCCTGGGGAACTTGATAAACCCATCCGGGAGGATCTGATCGACCTGGTGTTCTGTAATCAGTATATTAAAAAAATACTTCATGGGGCGGACTCCTTAGACGTTCCCTACATCTACAATGAGCTCCTACAGGAGGATACTGACCGGATCCTCCATTTTACACTCTCCATGATCGATACGAAAATACTCTGTGAATATTATAAGCTGAACCGTCCGGGTAAAAGTGTTGAGGGTCGGTGTAGTATTTATGATGAGGATCCGGACAAAAGTGCCGTCTACTATTTTGGTGTGGTCAATGGGGAACAGCAAAATAGGCTCTCATTGTTGCTCAGATCCATGCCACCTGTCCAGGACATTGTCTGGAACATCCACCGGATGCCCCGGGCACAGATACTCTACGCACAGTACGATGTACTCTATCTGAAATGGTTCTACTATGCCATCATCAACCGTGCGGCCCAGGATGTGTCCAACGATGCGGGCAAGAAGGCCATTATGATACTCTATAAACATGTACTCTATGAGTTTACCCAGTTTGCCTATCTGGAGCGCAAAAATATTACCAACCTCGTCCAGAAAATTAAAGTGATTGTTGATCCCATCAATAACTATATGGTGCATTTAGAACATGAACGTTCGGAGCGCCCCGTACGTTTGGTGGACCTTTTTAATCAGAAGGCCGCCGGGATCGTGACCACACGCATTTGGGCGGACCTGGACAAAATCGCAAATGTTAACTATTATAAGCTGCTGGTGCGCAATATCCTAAAACATTTACTCTACGCACTCATTTCACAAAATTTTACCATCTATCGTACCAAATTGAGCATCTGGGACGTACGTTTGGACAACCAGTTTATTTTCCAATATTTAAAAGATTACCATTTTGAATATCTCCTCAAAATTTTTAAGGAGGTCCAGGAGATCCTCAGGGAACGTGTCCGTAATTTGTAGGCTATATTTGGAACTTTCGGACTAAATGTTCTGTGAGCCCATCGTCCACCAGGGCGGGGATGTAAGGTTTTAATTTATGGAAAATTTTTCCCATAGTTGTGTCAGAAACACCGAATATTTGGGCCATCTCGCGTTTATCATAATGACGTTGTCGATAGTGGAGCATAATGAGCATGGTTCCTGCAGCTATTGACTGGACATTATGGTCGGCCACCAGTTTGAGACGATAGCTATTGCGGGCTATTTGGACCGTAAGCCGTAGATCGTCGGGCCCGATCCTGATGGACCTGCGCATCGAAATTTGCCGGAAAAAACGGTGCAAATAGTCCTCCACCATATTGATCTCATCATCATAATAGTTAATAATCTCATTAGTAAGTTCGCGCATTATTTTTTCAAACTGTTTGTTGCCCCGGGTGATCTTTTTGCGGCTTAGACCGAACATCTGGGCTATTTCCCCCATGCTCAACGGATTTTTGTTGATCTCGCAGGCCTTATAAAGACAGGCAGCAATAATGCTCAGCCTATTTTTTCCACGGATGATTATTTGTGAATCATTAATCTTTTTGTAGAAAAATTTGGCGGAATCTACAATCATTTTGGGTATATGATTCTCCTGGCATATTTGGGCAATCATCTCGAAGACCTTGTTGAGACTACGTTCGCGATAGACCATAGTGTTCCATTTTTGACGCATACGCAAGCGGTTCCTCACGGACCCGGTGATCAGGGTCCCCTGCAACGATTTGGGAAAAAAATAGTTGGAGGGGCATCCGCAGCGTACGGTAGACTCACCATGCTGTTCATCATTGTTAAACTGACGCCATTCGGGCCCCTGATCCAGAATAGTTTCGTTGATCATGCCACAGGAGCAACAAATAAGCGATCCCTGATCCTCCACCAGATTGCTACTGCGACATTCACTACAAATATTTTCAGTGGTACTGGACTCAGTATCGACCGGTTCCGACCGTTTGAGCCTTTCCAAGCTTTCCAGGCATTCCAGGCCCTTGCGCAGGATCTCCCGGGACCGATTCCTATGTGTCTCCAGGGTCTCCAGGGCCTCCAGGGCCTCCAAAAGATAGTGGGCATGCTGGGCCATCTATGGTCCGATGATTGACTATTGTAGTTAATGTTTATCTTTTCAGTTTTTCTAAATAGATGGGATCGAATTCATCCTCACGGGCCCCTAAGAGTACTTTGGGGTTAACGGCAATTTCGATCAGATGGTCCACACATTTGATGCGGAAATTACGGTCGAAAAGGCTGCTGTTCTTGCGACGTATCTCATTATAGTCCTCCTGATTCTCACGCGATATATAAACGATGCGCACGCCCGCCCTTTTGGCACCGTCTAACTTGATGTCCAGCCCTCCTATCTTGCTGATTTTACCGGTTAATTCGATCTCCCCGGTCAGGGCGACGTACTGGTTGATGCGATGGTTCAGAATGATCGAAAGGAATGCAATGGCAAAGGCACAACCGGCTGAGGGTCCGTCCTTAGGGGTACCACCATCGGGCACATGAATGTGGAATCCGTAGGGAAAGCGCTCCTCCAGACGCCGGCGGATGCGCGGATGGACCATATTAACGGCAACCGTTAGTGCACAGGCGGCCGATTCACGCATAATCTTTTTTTGGTTGCCCGTTAGTTTAAGACGAAAGACGGGATCCTCGGACGAACCGTTCCGGGAGCCAATCTGGTTGGGATAGATTTGTATGGAAATAATACCCCCGACGCCCAATGGGGAGGCATAGAGTCCATTAATCACACCGATCATATGGTCGGCCTGTATATGTTCGATCGGAATGATGGGCTTTTTAAGATAGTGGTGTACCAAGGCCCGGGTAATCTGGATGGGATATTCCATCCGATAGATACGCATCCTTTGGGAAGTGTTCAGGTGTGCCTCCAACGGGTCCGGGTGGGGCCTGATAAAATCCTCAAAACGGTCTTCCGACAGATGGTCCTCGGATTTATCGTCCGGAGGATCTTTGTAGAATCGGCGGATGATCCCCCGGAAGGGTCCGCGTAGGTAAAAATGATCAATGTTCAACCGAAGCATAATTTGTTCCAACCGGCGATAAAGATCACGTACTCCCGCCTCCAGGGTATATTTTTCAATAATGTAGGAGATTACCTGGCCATCTATCTGGATTTTAGAATGGTCCAGACCGATATTATGACAAATTTCGGGTATTATATATTTTTGGGAGATGATCAGTTTTTCCTGGGGTGTGTAGGCCGTCATACGTATTTCTTTGATACGGTCGAAAAGGATTGGATCGATCTTGCTAGAATCATTATAGGAAAAAACGATGAGCACCCCGCTCAGGTCAAATTCGATGGAGCTCGAAAAAAAACGGTCCTGGAAATGTTGGTTCATGTTGGGGTCGGTTACATGGATCAGTGTGTTATAGATCTCATTGGTTTCGTTACGTTTGGAAACCTTATCGGCCTCATCGAAGAGCATGATACAACGCCAACTGCCCGCCCGAATCATCTGGCGAACGATCATACCATATTGAGCGCCCGCATAGGTAAAACTGTGGCCGATCAGGTCGGCCGAATCATTGAGCCCGCCCAGACCAATAATAACCAAAGGTATTCCTAGGGCATTACTAATACTTTTGGCCAATAAAGTTTTACCGATACCCGGCGGACCCTGAAGTCCGATAACCTGGCCGGAAGATTCTGGATTTTGGATCCATTTGCCAACCAACTCTAGGAGTACACGTTTACTCTCTTCGTGCCCATAAACATTCTCGTTGAGCTTCTGGGCAACATTGGCCAGATAACGGCGCGAACTAGTAGGAGATTTACGGATGGTATAATATTCATGCTCATAGTTCTTGGGCTTCCAAGGGAATTGGAACAGGGCATTGATGGCCATTTGTATTTTATGATTATTTTCGCCCGTACGTAGTTCGTCCATCTTTTCTAATATATAGGCCCGAACATTATCGGGCAGGTTAACCATGGTGGCCAGTTTCTTTTCGATAGAAATGGTATCCGGATTAAGGGTACGTACCCGTACGATCTCATGTTTGAGCTCATTACCTGCCCGGCGTATCCGGAACTGTGCCGCCAAAGGTAGATGATGGTAGAGAACATTCCCGAGACTATCATTATTCACCTTTTTATCATGTAGGAGATTAAAGAGTAATGTGGCAGTGTAAACATTTTGGTCGTTGCCCATGAGCAATAGGTTGATCAGATCAAACATTCCTTTGATGTTGGCATGTACAAATTGTTTCATAATCAGATTGAAAGATTTGCTCGTAATGGACAAGAATGTTTGATAGTCGCGTGCGATCTTATGACAAAGTTCATCAGGGGAATATATTATAAATAGACTATCCGGACGATAATGGTAATATTTTTTAAGGAACCGGGTCATTTCAGGTTGTTTTGCGAGCAGTTTTTGTCGACATTTTTTTTTGGTGTGCGAACTCTGTTCGGAAAAAATATGCAATATTTCTAGGTCCAAATAACCAGCCATCTTTAGGCGGACACCAGTCCTGAGATCAAAAGAAAGCTGGCAGGAATTGTAGATGAGACTATCAGAAATACGCGGGGACCGGTGTAGGGATAAAGGTTTGTGCTCCCCATGGATCCTCCGGATGGATATTTCTAACGGTACAAATATTTTTTGATAAAATAGAAGGGCGCACCAATCTTCGGGATATAGGGCTTGTGGTCCATCGGTATAAAAATTGAGGAAGTCCAGAATGCTCCAGAATCCATAACGTTTTAATAGGCGTACTATCCGAACATGTAGATCCCAAAACTCTTGTGGGATTACGGGAAAACCTTCGATCTGACAGATTTGCCACCAGTATTTTTCCCATACCTGCTCCAGAAAATCGAAAAACATTGGCCGACCATCCTGACGGCCGTTCGGAAGACTTTGGAGCATTTGGACCATGAGCGTGATCCTGCGTAATAAACGATTACGCTCCCCCAGATCGATCACCCAGTTCCGATAGATACGCAATACATGCTTTTCAAAACCTAAAACTACCGTTAGATACCGATCATATATAAACCTTTTAGTCCATGCCATCAATTATTTTATACTAATAAATTTTCGTTAAATTCCGAAAAAATATTGTCCGGTTGTTCATTTTATCAATTTTGTTAAAAGGATATAAAATTTTCTAAGTAGGATATAGGTAATGAAGGGTCCGCAAAAAGAACATAAAAAGAAAGAGAAGAATGAATCCCGGGAGCAGAACCGGGAACGTTACTTTAAAATTATCGATCCTGAAACGGGCGAAAGTTATGGCAGATATACGGGGGATACTCCCAAACAGGCGGCCAGCAAAGGCTATACGAAATTGCTCCAAAGGTTTAGGATGAAAGGTCGTGTTCCACCTAAAAAATCGATCATTTATCTGCGCGAATCGACGCGTGGTAGTCCCAAAAAGTTGTACGGATATTCAGCTATGAGACAAAAGTTGTCCGAACCGCAAAAATTGGAAATTGTTGATAAAAAAACGGGAAATCACAAGGTGATCGTATATCGTTTCCGTAATAAGATTAAAAAAGTACCCGTCCCAAAAGATATGCTCGTACAAAAAGCTGGTGGTGTCAAAACCGATAGGAAGAAAATGGTGCATTCTAAAAAGCATTCTAAAAAACATCCTAAAAAGGAAACCAAAAAGGAGACCCATGCTGAAGTAGAAAAATAAAAAATATTCTCCCGGAATATTATAAATGGATCTTCCAGATATATTAAAGTCGAACGACCTGGCAAAATTAAACGATTATTTAAAGGATAAATGGCAGTCTCTCCGGGAAGAAGATTTTGAACAGGTGCTTGTCAACCTTAAAGGGAGGACGCGCGAGGATCGTGAGATAGTTTTTAGGGGGATAGTATGTGAAAATTTAAAACGGTTCCTAGATGTTCTGGAGAAATATCCTGATATTTCACAGGAACTGGTCCAAAAGTGTCCTAAAATTCTCAGAATAAATATTGAAACCACACCAAACGGCAGTGAACAGATAGAAATAACTGAAAAAAATTTTGAAAATATACGTAAACATATTGAACTTTTCCATCAGTTAGAAAACTTTAAGTTTAAAGGTAAAAAAGAAATTGATGCATCATGTTTTTTAAATTTTTTGGCTGGTGGTATCCCATCGTTAGAAAAGTATAAAGATTGTAGAGCTGATTTTGACCGGATGAATGATTGGGAGGCCATACGTCAAAAATCTGAGATCGAACGTTATAATAGTTATTTGGAAATTTATAATATATTGCTCGGAGTGTTCCGGAATTTAATATCGATCAATAAAGGTCTAAAACAGGATGAACAGGAAAAAATACGAGAAAAGTTGATCGAATATATTGAAAAATATTTGACAGAATTGCGGGATTATGTTCAAAAGGTTCGGGTGATCAATGCCAAGGTGGTCGAGATAGGTTATAAAATGCTTGCCTACCTCTATAAACTTAGCTCGCCCGAAATACCCGAAAAAGTAGACCTCCAGGAGATTAATAGGGTATACCGGAAATTTAACCAAATATTAAATATTAATATTGAACTCTACCAAAAAATTTTGGGCGATTCTGGTTTCCGTCCGGCGATTAAACCGGAGGCCAGAACTGTAGTCAGTAACATTACCCAAGAAAAAGTAAAAAGTATGATCAAAATGCTCCAGGATGAAATAAAAAAAATAGAACGGTTGGGAAAAGAACTAAAAGTAAATACCGATAGGCTCAATAAGAATAAAAAGGAAATATATAAAATAGCCGGTATAAAATAGTCGGTATAAGGGAAAAATAATCTTTTTAGACATTAAATGTCTGAAAAGAAATTAGAGATGCAAGGGATGGACAGGCTGGAAGAATTGCTCAAAAATTTGGAGGATATGCATAGAGTACTCGTTAAAATTATCGGTAGGTTGGAAAGGAAACGGGAGAATCTCGGAAAGAGGATGGAAAGTTTTTCCCAATATGAAAATTTCTTTTTAGAATGTGATCAAAAATGTTCGTTACAGTTTATCAATCCCATTTAGATTTTTAAGGGTCCAATAATAGGGAAAAAGGAGACAGGCAATCTTATGGTGAACGGGATCGGAATCGTCCAAAATATTGTCGAGCCGCGCAACCAATTTTTTCAAGAGTGCTAGTTCTTCCTGACAATTCTCCCAAAATGTGGACTGTTCTGCCGGCCCAAGGCGAACCAATTTTTCTCGGATGGTCCGTAACTGTAATTCCAAATTTTCTAATTTTTCCATACTAATGGTCAAGATTCTTGACGGTTAGAATGGAACTTATATTTATAATGGAAATCTGAATTAAGTTTTTCGAAGTCAAGTTTGAGCAGAATACTATTTTTGTCGGATATTTTTTTTTCAGTATGCGCCAACAAATTTTCGGAAAGTTTTTGCAAAGATCTGATATGGTCCAGATATTCTGTTGTTTTTGCATTCGGATGACTATGATACCAAAGATAATGTAGGTCTAATTCTTTCCGGAACTGATGCATTGGTATCCGTAGATATTCATGGGCATCAAAACTTTTTAGGATCTTTTGGGTCTCTTCGGCCAGCTCCCAGAAAAGTTCCCGTGCCTGGTCCGATGTTCCTGCTGGTCGTGTCCTTTCCAGCTGTGTTCTAGAAATATAATCTTCTGCACATATCCTTTGGGCCATTTGTTCAATTTTTTCTGGATTCAACCGGTCCGAATCCCATAGGTTTACCAATGTAATGTCCCGATAAACCCCAGAACACCTTTCCTGGGCCATGACATGGAGCATACGGTTAGCATCAATCTGAAAAGTGATGGCAATCAGAGCATGACCTTTAGGCGCCTTTTGGAACCCGGAGAGTTCTAAAGTAGCCACTAACCGATTATGACAGGTGAGTTGATGTTCACCCTCAAAAATACGGATGATCACGGAGTCCTGGTGATCCGTGTCTGTTGTGTACATA